CAATACAACAAAAAATCCTTATCCCGAAGAGGATATGTTTGCAACACAAGAGGAAGCCGAAGCGAGAGCAGAGGAAATCGGTTGCGAAGGTAGTCACTCAATGGAGAAGGATGGAGAAACATTTTTCATGCCATGCAATTCGCATGAGTCATATGAGGAAACTGTTAAGCCATCTGAAGATGAGGAAAACGAAGAGGAAGATCCTCAAGATGACGAATATGATGAGGACAAGAATACAGGTTGCGACTGTGCCTGCAAAAACGATGCAAAAATGGGGCATACTCAAGCGACAAAGGTTGCAAAGGTATATTCTCCCACTGATGCAATTAAAACAGGCATACAGGAAGCAATTAACGAATTATTAAAAAATTAAATTCATCCAGAGTTTAAATCTGGATAAGGAGTAATGACATCATGGATAATCAAGATGAAATAAAATCCACAATGACAGAGCAACAGTTTAATGATCTTAAAAGTGAAATTAAATCAGATACAAAAAATGTTTTAAATGACCTTTTAAAATCAAATGTTAGTTCTGAAAGATTACCAATGGCAGGCGAAGAGAAGAAAGCCATCGCAGGTAATGGGACATTTAAGTCATTCGGAGAATTTGCACAAGCAATATACCGACATGACAAAAACATATCTTCAGACAATAGATTAAAAGCATTGTCAGAAGGTACAGGCTCAGACGGGGGCTTCTTAGTACCCGAAGAGTTCAGAGCAGAATTATTAAGAAACTCAATTGAAGGAGCAGTGGTAAGACCAAGAGCAAGAGTAATACCAATGGCATCAAACACAATTGAACTACCAAGAATCGTAGACTCAAGCCATGCAAGTAATGTGTATGGTGGAGCAACAGGATATTGGGTTGAGGAAGCAGGATCATATACTGCATCACAACCGACATTCGGTAGCTTTGAACTTAAAGCAAAAAAATTAACAGGTTACACACAGGCATCAGATGAATTAGCATCCGACTCAGCAATTGCATTAGAATCATTATTGATTGGAATCTTCGGAGATGCAATCAGACACTTTGAGGAAGATAGCTTTATCAATGGTACAGGTGTTGGACAACCACAAGGAATCTTAAATTCAGATGCACTTGTAACAGTAGCGAAGGAAACAGGTCAAACTGCAACGACTCTGCTTTATGAGAATCTGATTAAGATGTACTCAAGGATGATGCCCGATTCTCATGCTAATGCAGTATGGATCGCACATCCCGACACACTACCACAGATCATGAAAATGAGCTTGGCAGTTGGTACAGGTGGATCAGCAGTATATATAAATAATGCTAGCGATGGTGTACCTGCAACTATTTTCGGCAGACCATTAATCTTAACCGAGAAATGCAAAACATTGGGACAGAAGGGCGATATATATTATGCTGATCTCAGTTTTTATGTGATCGGGGACAGACAGGGTGTAACAATCGCATCATCTCCTCATGTAAACTTCACATCGGGTCAAACTGTTTGGAGATTTACTGAAAGACTAGACGGAGCAGTTTGGATGGATAGTGCAGTGACTCCTGCAAATGGATCAAACACTATATCCCCAATCGTTGCATTAGCAACAAGAAGTTAAATTATAAACAAAATTAAATTAGGAGTTTTATCATGGGAAATTACTTTTCTGAAGATGGAATAATAACAATCGGAGAAACTGCAGACATTGGTGGCACATCGCTATCAACAGGATGGGTTTCAATGGAGAACTTTGATCGAGCAACATTGTATGCTGAGATCGGTACATGGGACAGTGGAGATGATTTAGATACTCTAAAGATCCAACAGGCTACCGACTCAAGTGGTACAGGTGTTAAAGATCTTACAACTTCTGCAAGTGGTGGCAACTACGATACAGACAGTCCACTCGATGCAGATGGCGACTTTGCATACTTAGAAGTCAGAGCAGAGGACATGGATGCAGACAACAGTTTTACTCATATCAGAGGCACTTCGGCAGAAGCAGGCAACAGTGGAGTGGACAATGTGACACTTGTGTTGCTTAGATATGGAGCAAAGCACGGAAAGAAAGAACAAGGTGGATCTGCAACTGCAGGTTCTAAAGTTTACTACAAGGCATAATGTAATTGTCTTATATTGAGAGCAGGATATGTTAACAGATAGAGAGAAAAAAAATAAAGAGAAGGCAAAAGCTCAGAGATCTTTATCATATCCCCCTCTCAATAAAAAAATTACTAAACCAGATTACAGAAAAAAATTAAAATTAAAAGCCATCGGCTTAAATGCCGATATTCAATAGGAGATATCGATGGCAACAAATTCAAGATATATCAGAGGAGCATTAGCATTCTTTGGTTCACACAGAAAGAGATTATTAAAAGCAATTGGAGAGAATGTTGTTGAGTACATAGAAGATTTTGTAAATCTTCCTGTGGATGACACAACAGGCGATCCATTAGCATGGGCAACAACAGTAGTAGAAGCAGGATCGGGAACAACAACATTTGCATCAACAGATGCAAGTGGTGGTAAAGCGATTATCACTACTGCAGGGAACGAGAATGATGGTGGAAATTATCAATTAAACGGAGAGTCATTTGAAATGACATCAGACCAAGATGTCTACTTCGCTTGCAAGGTAGCTATTAACGATGCAGATCAGACAGATATTGCAATTGGGCTTGCAGTAACCGATACCACTATCCTTGCAGGAGTGAGTGATGGAGTGTACTTCGAATCAGTTGATGGCAGTGCAAGTATATCAACTGTTACTGAAGCATCATCAACAGAAACTCAAAATGACAGTGCAGGCACACTAGTTGACGACACTGAAATCGAACTTGAGTTTTACTATGATGGTACTGCAGGCAATGTAGAATTTTACATTGATGGTACATTAGTAAATACACACACAACAAACATCCCGTCAACACAGATGAGACCATCAATACATTTCTTGACAGGAGAAGCGACTGCAAACACTTGCACTATTGACTTTATTAAATGTATCCAAATAGGAAGATAATATGGCAGAGTTTGAAGGCAAATTTGGAAGTAACAGAGCAGGTACATGGGTTGAAAATGGCATTGGTTCAAACAGAACTAAGAAGCCATCATCTGCAAAGCCAAAAGCTAAAGCAGAAACCAATCCTGCTCCAACTAAAAAACGAGGCAGACCAAAAAAGGAGAGTAACTAATGGCAGGAAGTATAGCAACAGTCACAAGCACTCATAATGGAGTCAGCAAATACGAAATGACTTGCACATCAGATGCAAGTGGAGATGTTGATGTTGATGCAATACCGATGGTACAAGGAGAGATAATTGCAGTGCAATATTCTCCACACAGTACAACTCCATCGGACAATTATGATCTTGTAATGAATGATAGCAACGGAGTTGACATTTTAACAGGCACAGGAGCAAACTTATCAAACTCAACACACACACAAGTTGTTCCTGCATTGAGTACATACTTTCCTGTTTTTATAGAGGCAGGCAGTTATGACTTGGTTGTGTCAAACTTAGGCAATGCAAAGGCTTGCATTGTTACTGTCTTTGTGAGGCATATGTAAATGTCTTATGACGAGTTAAAAGCAATTTTAGATCGAAACAGAGAGCATATTGAGAATGCGAACTTTGAGAAGGTGGTGGCTTGTCCTGTATGTGGTCATGCTCCACTTGATGAAAGAGATGGCATTCTCAATTGTCCTCTTGGTAATTGGAGAAGTGACACAATATGAAAACAGACGGAAACACATATGGTAATCTGAGTGATTTAAAAACAATGCTTGGAATATCGGGAACAACTAACGATGACGAATTATTAAGAAGTATGAAAATGGCATCAAGATCAATTGATGCTTATTGCAGAAGATATTTTTATGTCACATCTGAGACACGGCAATATCGGGGAGATGGAAACAGATTGTTTTTGTACTCCGACTTGCTAAGTGTAACGACTCTAACAACTCTTAAGAGTGATCGGAGTACAGAAAAGACATTTGCAACAACAGATTATGAGTTGTTTCCCTTAGGAGACACAAATTTCCCTAAAAGCTGGATTGAGCTGGCAGACGATACGACTGCAGGATCATTTGCATCGGGCAGGAGACGAGGAGTGCAGATTGTTGGTATGTTTGGACATGGCACAGGATTAAGTGCTACTCCTTACGAGTCAGCAACAACAACTAACGATGGCAGTTTCAATTCAACTGAAGCAACATTCACTGCAACTGCAGGGGCAAACTTAAATGTTGGAGAAACAATTTTAATTGATAGCGAGCAAATGTTTATAACAGGTATTAGTTCAAACACAATCACTGTGCAAAGAGGTATGAATGGAACAACAGGAGCATCACACAGTACAGGA